TAGAAGTAGGGACTTCAACGTGGCACATCCGATTTGGTCATGAAGTTCAAAGGGTGCTAAAGGAGAAGAACACATGAGTAATGCAACTGCATTACCGGTTTAACAAATTGGTTATTTGCGTACTCATACTACGCATATCGGCATATTTTTAAACCGTCAAAGTGCATATAAGTGTTAAGGATGCCCAAAATATCGTACATAAAAGTGCGAAGTGTCGAAAATATCGGCTTTATTAGACATATAAGGAGAAGGGATGAAGTTTTTTCACCCACTAGACAACCCACAGATACGCGTCATTAGCCTTGGTGCAGGCGTTCAGTCGTCGGTGCTAGCATTGATGGCAGATCAAGAGCTCCTTGGTCCGAGGCCCGACGTCGCAATCTTCGCGGACACAGGGTGGGAGCCTCAAGGTGTTTACGATCACTTGGAGTGGTTAACAAATATGCTAACTATCCCAGTCGAGATTGTGAGCGCGGGGGACATTAAAGACGACATCCTGCACGCGGAACGCTTTGCCTCGATCCCTTTCTTTACGGGATCAGGTGGCATTGGTCGTCGGCAGTGTACGCGTGAATATAAGATTGATCCGATCCAGAAGCGTGTGCGTGAACTGCTCGGGCTGAAACCTCGACAGCGTAATCCAAAAGAAAAGATCGTGGAGATGATGATCGGCATTTCCCGTGACGAGATACAGCGCGTCAAAGAGAGTCGGTGGGAGTACATGCATCACAGGTTCCCACTGATCGAGCAGAAGATGACGCGGGAAGATTGCAAGCAATGGTTTGCGGAGCGGTATCCAGACAGGCATTTACCACGATCAGCCTGTATCGGTTGTCCGTATCATACAGATCATGAGTGGCGGCATATGCGTGACAATGACCCAGATTCGTGGGCCGAGGCCCTAGAGTTTGACGACGCGGTCCGTGACTCACCCAAACGCAAGGGGATGGAGGATCAAGTATTCCTGCATCGTCAGCGTATCCCACTTCGCGAAGTGGATCTTTCAACACCCGAAGACCACGGGCAGTTGAGCTTTTTAGATGAGTGTGAGGGGATGTGTGGATTATGAGTTCAGATGAACACGCCGATGCAAAGAGAGCCTTTGCAGAGGGGCAGGAACTTGAGTTTCGTGTCAAGCCCGGAGCGGTAAGATACGGTTCAAAACACGAATGGTTTCCTTGCCGCAGTCCAGATTGGCACCCTAATTTTGAGTATAGAGTGAAGGAGAATCACAATGAGAAAACTACCAGAGAAGTATGATTATGCGTGTGTGGGGGTATCACCAGGTGCTACCCCTGAAGAGAACAAGCTTGTGTATGACGTTGAAGTGATTATTGATTTGGAGATGGCTTCAACTCAAAGATCCGAGGGCCAAGCTTGGGAGTACTTTTGGGACGAGATCGCACCCGAGTATAGCAATATTGCGATATTCATGATCCCAGGGGATGTCGAAATTATTATGTCGGAGTGGGACGATGCCTAAAGATAAAAGCACAATCAACTTCTTAGAACGCCTAGAAATGGACATGTTGGAGGTTGATTGGTGCGCCCCTGAAGTCTTCCCTGACCTCACCCAGTCCAAATACATTGCTGTGGATTTAGAGACATGTGATCCAAATCTCATGTCCTTGGGTCCCGGCTGGGCTCGGGGCGACGGTTTCATTGTGGGTATTGCGGTCGCCGCAGGTGATTTCAACGCCTACTATCCAATCGCGCATCAGGGCGGGGGCAATCTTGGCGCGGAGCGCGTGATCCGTTGGCTCAAGAAGCAGATGGCAACGCCACATATCCCCAAAGTTTTCCACAACGCAACGTATGACCTTGGGTGGTTACGGTATGCGGGGGTGGCAGTTGAAGGCAAGATCATTGATACGATGATTGCGGCGCCTCTGCTTGATGAGAACCGCTTCTCGTATTCACTCAACAATCTTGGGCGGGATTATTTGGGCGACCGGAAGAATGAGAAGATGTTGCGGGCAGCCGCGGCAGACTTTGGCATTGATCCAAAAGCAGAGATGTGGAAGTTGCCAGCCAAATATGTTGGGCTGTATGCTGAACAAGACGCCGCACTGACGCTCAAGCTTTGGAATTATTTTGAGAGTGAACTACAGAAGAACGAACTAACCTCGATCTTTGAGCTTGAGAGCAGTCTCATCCCGTTAATGCTCGAAATGCGAGCCCGCGGTGTGCGTGTCGATGTTGACAAAGCAGAGTTGACTAAACGGCAACTAGCACAGCGAGAGAAAGAAATTGTATCTGAGATCAAGAGGCAGACGGGCATTTTGGTTGAACCCTGGGTGGCAACAAGCGTGGCCTCAGTCTTGGGACACTACGGACTTGAGTGCCCAAAAACGGATTCAGGTCAGCCGTCAATTACCAAGGCGTTCTTGCAGGCATGTCCTCATGAAATCGCGGGACAGATTCTCAAGCTTAGAGAACTAAATAAGGCAAATAGTACATTTGTGGACTCGATCCTGCGCTATTCACACAACGGGCGGATTCACTGTGAATTTAACCAGTTGCGTTCTGATGAGGGTGGCACTGTCACAGGGCGCTTTAGTTCGAGCAACCCCAACCTCCAACAAATCCCCGCACGAGATCCGGAGATTAAGTCATTGATTCGCGGTTTATTCATCCCAGAAGAGGGAGAGAAGTGGGGGTCCTTTGACTACTCAAGCCAAGAGCCGAGGTTATTGGTCCACTATTGCTCGATCTTGAATCGTAGTACACGCTTCAATACACAGGGCATTGATGACATTGTTTCGGCGTATCGTGAAAGTGACGTGGACTTTCACCAGATGGTAGCCGACATGGCGGGCATCAGTCGTAAGGAAGCGAAGACTGTCAATCTGGGGATCATGTATGGGATGGGACAAGGGAAGTTGGCAAATACGTTGGATATCACGGTACCAGAGGCGAAGGAACTACTGGATACATATCATAGTAAGGTGCCCTTCGTTAAATCACTCGCAAGCGAAGTCTCCAAGCGAGCCCAAGAACACGGACAAATCCGAACCCTCTTAGGACGGAAGTGCCGGTTTGATATGTGGGAGCCTGCAAGCTTTGGATACAACAAGCCTATGAAACTAGACGAAGCGCAAAAAGAGTATGGGCCGAATATCCGTCGGGCGTTTACATACAAGGCACTGAACAAACTAATTCAGGGTTCTGCAGCTGACCAGACCAAGAAGGCGATGGCAGACTGTTATGCGGAGGGATTGATCCCGCTACTGACGGTGCATGACGAATTGTGTTTCAGTGTAAGTTCCGAGGACCAAGCTTCGCGGATCAAGGAGATTATGGAGACTTGTGTGGAGCTTCGGGTACCAAGCAAAGTGGATCAGGAATTGGGGGCGAACTGGGGCGAGGTGGGTTGATCCCATAATGGGACATGCACTCTGTCCAACTGTTCCACTCTAGGTCTTTCTCCATGAAATCCAGTGGCTTTAGCCGTTTGGTTTTTACTTCTTTGAAATAAGAAACGGGTACAAAGAGTACCCGTTCTTGTGGAACTGCAACTAACGCGACAATGTCGCAGTCTTCTTGTGTCAGTGGCTTTTTGGGTTTTAGTCCCTTGGACACACAGAACTGATACCCGGGACTATGCTTGTCCTTCGCGCTTTTATTTCCTTTGATCTGACTGCCTTTGACCTGTATTCGCCAAGTGTAGTCATACGCAAAAGAAATAATGTCCGAAGTTCCGAGGTTCACGATCTCAGATTGTATGCCCATCTTGGCAAGACGAAGCAGGCAGATGACTTCACCTACCCGCCCCGTTTCGATTTCTTTCATGGTTAAAAGTCAGATGAGTCCTCACCTGTCTCCATCATGTCACGGAGGCGTTCCGCTCGCGCTCCTACTTGTTTCGCCCAACGGGAATCCATCATTTGGGCGGCGGCCTCCGGCCAGTCTTGCGCCTCGATGGCAGCAAGCATATTCTGAAATTGTTTAAAGCGCGGCATGCCGAGGTTAAACACCATATCAACCACGACACGCATGCGGACATCATCAAGACCAGCAAACCAATCGAATGTACTAGCAAGCTCACTAGTAGCAATATCAACATCATTGTTAAGAATATAATCGATTTCGTCATCTGAAAGCCCGCGCTCTTCGATGTTGCGTCCCACACCAATGGTGAGGTAACCCGCGGTACACTTGTATGGCTTGTGTTCTACGCCTTCATGTAAACGTAGTTGTGAGAAAAGTCTTTGTCTATCCATTACTGTATCCCAAAAGCTGCTCTTGTTGCTGGATCTGGTACGAGAATAGGCGACACTTGTTGACGGTTTTGTGAAGGCTGTTCAAAAACATTCACTTGGTCAAGCATCGTGCCTGCCGCTGGAGCAAGTTGCTCCAAGTTAGGAAGCTGTGATTGCACTTGTTGAGACACCTGCTCCAAAGCTGGGCCTGCTTCTTCGGCTGTTTGTTCGCCGGACATCCGAACAGCTTGCGTTGTTCCGGCACCGGCAAGTTGCAGCATTGCCTGAAAACCCTGACCAATTGGATCTTGTGTCTTGAACTTGCCAGATCAAAACTCTT